TAACACCATCATCATATTCGTCTCGGCGTCTGCGACCTTGTTGTTCAATCGCGTACGAAAGTAAAGCTTTTTCATAAGCTTGTGAGTAATATTGTATCATATCTGCAGGACCTTTCAAGTACCCATATGCATTAACTAAACAAGCGTATAACAATAAATCTTGGTATTTATTAGATAAATAAGTACCTGTAGTACTAAAAGGATTAGTTGAATTTGGTTGTGTAGTGCTAGTAATACTTCCTGGTTCTTTATTATAACTTAATGTAATAGCATATGTTTTATCAGGGGTAGGTGCCACAACCCAAAATTCTTCATCCCAATTGGCATAATATTTTGGCATATTTACAGAAGCAGAACCTGGGGTATTATAATATTCAGCCATAAAACTTGTATCTCTTTGTTCTAAAAAATATTGAGTACCATTAGAATCTGTTAATTGAACATTTCCTATAAATCTTAAATCAGAAGGGATAGTTACATATCTATTTCCAATTACTAAACTAGAAGTTGCATAAAAACGTTCTTGATCAGTATCTACTTCTCTATAAATTTTATTTTCAGCATTAACTATAATTGGATTTAAAATACTACTTGTAAATACTGTAGAGTCTACTTCGGTATAATTTCTAATATCTGTTTCTAAATTTGCTAATGTGTATGCCATATTAAACTGCTCCTAATGTTACCGGACCTGCAGAACAACTTGATCCGCCGCCATTTATATTTCCTGTAATAGCATTATTACTACTAGTAAAAAAGAAATAATTTTCAGGAGTTGTTAAACCACCTGCTGCTGTAACTACACTTCCATTAGATTGTATTTGTCCAACAGTAATTGTAAATCCATTTGTATTATCAATATCACTTACACCATCAAAAGTTGGAATAGGTGCAAATTGTTTTAAGTTAGGTGTATTAGGACCTCCCGCGCCCGCGGACACGACCTGCGCCGGTCCTCTTAATCTTACTCTACTTCCAGTAGTTCTTTGATGATCAACTGAATAAACATTAATATAAGTTACTCCATTATAAATTACAGTTTGAAATGGATTATTAGTTAATAAAATTAATTGTGGTGTATCTGCTTGTTGAACTCTTGGATTACGTAAAGCTTGTGGATCACTTCCTACTGGCTTTGGATCTAACTGTGGTTGTTTTTCTTCATACTCAGAATAATGAACTAAAAATCCATTCCATTCTCTAACCATTTCTGTATAAGGAAATCTCATTCCAGATCTATCAGAAATTGCGTAAGCTTGTTTTCCTTTTGCAAAAGTACCCATTATGACATTACTCCATCACCATAAAATGTATTTGGAGATATAAAAGTAGATATACCTTCATTATCTGCTTGCATAGCTCTTAACAATTCATCTTCATAAATTAATTTTAAATTTTGAACTAATTCTGGTGAATACTTCATACTTAAATAATAAGAAAGTCCTGAAATCATACATGGATAAAAACGATTTACGATATCTGTTGTATTTGTATAAGCACCTACGTCCTGAATTTTTGCCATATAATAAAAACAAAATTGATAACTAGATGGTGTAGACGTACTAGATACACTTGAACTTGCTGTTGCATATATATAAATACTAGGATTTATTTTTCTATCTACATAATATTGAGAAGGTGTCCCTTGTGCTAATTTATTAGGTGTTGCATTGTAAGCTGATCTATCAATTTGAGTTAATGCAATATCTTGTGGATTAGATGTATCTGAATTGTTTCTATAAAAAGCTTCCATAACATCTGAAATATCATTTGGAAAATTAACAGTATCATTTGCATAATTATATTCAGCTTGTCCTAATATTAAAGGAATTTTTGCAAGTTTTATTTTCCATAAATGGATGCCTCTATTTTCCCATTCTTGAAATAAAATGTTTAAAGAACGTCTTGCACTTTTTAACTGATATCCAGTTCTTGTACCTTTAATGTTAGTTCTTTCATAAGCTTCTTCTATAATATCATCAATTGTAGGATTAAAAGAAGTAGTATTAGAAGTAGGTGGAGTAACTTGAGAAGTGTTACCCATACCTGCTAATGTTGAAGCGTAGTAAAATAATACCGGAGCGCCTATGGTTGCTACTGGAGCAACTATAATTTGAGTGTATGCTCCTGAAGTTCCAGCTGTACCAACAGTTGTTACACCATTAGTATAAGCCACTCCTCCTGATGTGTTAGTTCCATCTTTAGTAGATGAGAAAGCTAAAGTAAAACCTGAATTACTTGAAGCACTTTGATCAAATATATAAGTACTACCTTCTTGTAATTGCAATACAGGACTAACAGTACCATTAATAAAAAATTTATTAGTACCCGCACCAAATGCGTTCTGCCCCGTTGCGACGGTTACTGTGTAAGTTGTAGTCGCCATGCGATATTAATTTGCTGTTAAACCTGGTGCAGAATATCTATCTGTCAATAATGTATAAGCAGCGATGTTAGTTTTTGTTTTACAGTAAATTCCTTTTGGAAAAACAATTCCATCTTCTGGAAAAGAAATATTAACAACATCTCCTGTTGGAACGTCACCTATAAATAAAGTTGTTCCTGAATTAGAAGTTGTAGTTAATTCTAAAAGCCCTGCTCCAACACCATCAGATGCAATAATAATTCCTCTTAAACGAATAGGCTGTGCTACGATTGCTGTTGCTCCAGCTGCTGCCGCTGATCTAGTTGCTTGTATATCACTTTTGTAACTCATTTTATCTCCTTATTAAAGAGCTCCCGAAGGAGCTCTTTTAATTATTAATTATTTACGCTGCAAAAGCGAAAACACCTGTAGAACTTGCACTACCTGCGCTTACTGGGTTTGGTTGCATTCTATAAGATACTGTCCATGTACCATCTTGTGCACATGAAAAATAAATATAAGAACCCTGACTAAATAAATTAGTTGTAGCGTTTGCTGGTGTATACTCAAGACGAGTTTCACCTGCAGTTGATGTATCAATAGAAAGAGCGTTAGTTGTTCTGCTTTCAATTATTGATCCTGTTGCAAGTACATCTGTTCCTGCACAATCAAAAATTAATTTAGCAGTTCCGCCAGTTGTATCAACTGATTGAGCATGAACTACTACTACTCCTGCTTTAGCTGCTGGTAATGTTACAGTTTGAGCTGCAGCACCAGTGTAATTATTTACTGTTATAGTATTAGCAGCATAAGTTAAAGTTGTTGCTGTTGCTACTGTAGATGCAGTAAGACCTGTAAGTCCAGGTATAATTGATCCAAGAAATCCAACTCCGTTTTGTGAAAGGACTGGTCCTGAAAATGTTGTTTTTGCCATAGTTATATTCTCCTAGTTATTCCAATCTAGTCTCTAGGCTGTCGACTATACGCGTCTAGATCAGAAGGTTATGTATAGTGATATAAATATAGCTTATTTTTTGAAAGAGCGCAAGATATCCTTGCATGAATTTCTTAATTTCAATGTTGTAGCTTTTTATTAAGTAGCTACTGAAACTTCAGGGGCAGCATTTAAAATAGCAGCTTCTCTATATGCTATTCTGCTCTCTTCAAGCTTGATCTCAGAGATAGTTTCTTTAATTTTACTATCTATTTGGACCATGTCTAGAGTATACTTGCCATTGTCAAGATACTCTTGCTCCCACTTCAACTCCAAGATCCTCTTTTGTCTGTATAGGTCTTGTATCATCTATAACCTCCTCAAAAGTTATACGTTTAACTCGGCTGGTATGTGACCTGCCAAGATTTTCCCATTTTATACTTTTTTCTCCTATTTTGTCAAGTATAGCGTTTTCAACAGAATCAGGATTGTCCTCAGCTAAAACATTGAATTTAGCATGATGACCATAAGCCCAAATATGTATGAGAAAGTTTTTCATGATTGAGTTTTAGTTTAGCACAAAAAAAAAGGGAGGTCAAGAGACCTCCCTTTTTAAGAAAATAATCTTTTAACGATTATGTCGCGTCTGATCCGAAAATACCTCTAGGGTCAGAGAATCCGAATACATATCTCTCTCTAGCTTTGTATCTTACGTTACCAGTGTCGAAGTCACCTTCCATAGTAGTTTTGATAGGTGATCTCATGAAATGTTTAAGACCATTTGGTACATCTGTTTTAAGGAACCATTTTTTATTAGAAGTCAAGAAGTGATTCACAGTATAACCTTGTGGAATCATTCCCATATTTCTAATAGCATTGATGTCATTATCAGCTGTAGCCGTTCTACCTTGAGACGCCATTAGTCTGTCAGCAGTAAATTGTAGAGCAGAAGGGATAATTAATTTCATTCCTCTTGCTGCAATTTTTAGGCCTCTTTCATCTGTAAACGCCGCGATATCAATTAGAGCTTGCTCTAAAGATGTCTCGTTCAAGTCTGCTGGAGTAGTTAACTCGTTTGAGAAACTTCCAGAAAGAGTTGGGTGAGCTGTAGAACAAAGTGCTACTCCGTCACCACCGGCATAAGTGTTACTAAATGCATTATTTAGTACAGCCGCTCCTTTAACTTGCTTAGTGTTTGCCATAGATCTTGCTAAAGCTTTTGTATATCTAGACGCTAGTCTGTCATACAAATTGTCTTCAATAGCTTCTTCTGTGATTGCAAACGCTAACGCGATTGTTTCGTTTGTGTAACGAGCCGTGAAAGTTTCTTGTGCATCATCAAATGTTACACCTTGACCTTCTGGCTTAACAGCTGCGTTTCCGAATCCTGATAACATAACTTCTTCTTCAAAAGCTCTGTCTGAAGTTTCAGTATCAAAAATTTCTGCTGCTTCGTTTACGTATTGTTTGTACTCAAGTCCGAATAGTGCATTCAAACCTGGCTCTAGTTCTTTAACTAGTTGTGCTCGTGATATAGCCATATTTATTTATCTCCTATTCGCTA